TATGCCGTAACTTCCACCATCTGCACTGTCGTACCATGAGACATAAAATGTATCACCATTGCCCGCCATTGCGTTTACTTGGATGCCCGTGAGGTTTCCTGTACTTATAGGGTACTCGAGCGCAAGTACATACGGGTAGCTTGCATTTGTTCGTGCAAAACTATATACACCGAGGTTCACTCCTGTCCCTATGCTTTGAGACAAGCCAAACAAAGGCTTGCCGTGGAAGTTGAGTACAGCGTTTACCCATACAGTTGCTTTGTTTGTACTGGACCAATTACCCTTGATTGTTTTCTCGAGGTTGAGTGTCGTGCCGTTGTATGTGTATATGTTTCCCTTGGTTCCTGCAGCAACCATGATGATATTGTCTGTTTTTAGGAACGCATATATACCTACTTCCGGTATAGGGTCAGAAACAGAGAAACTGTCGCTCCACGTATTCCATCTGAACACTGCTGTTGCAACCACGTTTGAGGAAACGTATGTGCCTATAAGAAGATCTGTGCCTAGTATTCCGAGCGCTGATACTCGATGTGGCGCAGATAGGTCGAGTGCGTTTGCTGAGAATGTGACACCGTCCACTTGTGCAACCTGGTTTCCATCCCCTATGTAAAGTACAAGGTTTACCTCCTCCATAGGATGATACGCTGTGTCTGTTACGCCGAACGTTGCAAAGTTATCATTCCACGTGCTTGCCATATCAAACTGGCCCAACCGTGACTGCATTGCGTAGTATATTTTTCCTTGATATTCACGTGCCGACAAAATACCTGCGGTCCCTGCAGCCGGGCTTGCTGTCCTTACGAGCGACCACGTTCCGCTTGTTATCTTCCATATTTTCCCGGATGCACCAAAGAAATACGTGGTGCCGTTCGATGCAGCAACGATTGCCGTGATCTTTTGGTCTATTGCTGCAGCGCTTGTATCTACTTCTGAGAGTGCTTGGTTCAGTTTTATAACGCCAGGCTCGCTGTGTACATCGAGTCCGATCAGCTCAGCAACGCTGTTTTTTGAGCCGACATAGTCAGAGTCGGCTATACCGCCAAAGTTTATATCGCGTATTTGAATGTGGTTTGCTGTTGCCATACTAGTTGTTGCTGTGCATGTTACGTATTTCTAATTTGAGGTCCTCAAAACCTGACTTCATTGTTGTCTGTACGTCGTTTATTTGTCTTTGCAGCATCGCATCCTGCTGATCTGAGTATGTTTGAAGCGTCTTGCCGTCATCTACAGTGAAGCGATCACCCCTGCTTATAAACGTTTCTACTTCGTCCAAGCTCTCTTGCACCTGTACCATTTGTGTCTGCATAGTGTCTACGTCCCTTGTGAGTCCTCCAAAGAAGTAAACAAACATACCAACGCCTACGATACCTCCCCATCCTATGTACCTTATAAAATTGTCTTTTGCCTGTGTTATTTTTCTGTCAGCGATTTCCTCCATGCGTTTCTCTCGCTCTAGTTTGAACTCTTTGAGCTGGTCAGATATTGCCTCAAGTTGACCCTTGAAGTCATCGTGTAGTTTTTGGTAACTACGATCGACGATCTCCTGTACTTCTGATCTTGTGCACATGTTTTTATCTTCCATACGCTCTAGTCACTATTACGCGATTGTCTCGTCCACCCTGAGCCGCTATTCGCCCTTCCAATTCGCCTCCACACTGCCCCGACCTTTTGCAGCGTCACTAGTGAAAAAGTAAGCACTTGTGTAGATGCGGTTATCAAAACATTCATTACAATAGAAACGGTATACCCAACAACCGAGAACGTTGCAGATGCAGTGTTTGCAAAAATACGTACTACTTTTGTTGCCGATGCAGTGTAGGTTGGTACAGAAAATGTTGCTGACTGCGTATTTACTACTTTTGTTACGTTTCCTCCGGCATCCACTGTATACACTGGTATCGAAAATACTGCACTCAATGTGCTATGGATAAACGTTTTTGCAATAGATATTGCATGTGCAGGAACACTGAATGTTGCTGACTGCGTTGCAACTGGTTTAGTTACACCGCTTTTTATTGTTCTTGTTGGTAGCGAAAATGATGCTGCTTGAGTTGAAGGAGTTATCGTTACTGCCCCCGATGCTGTATCAGCATAACTAAGACCTGCCCCAGATGCATACAATTCTGTTCGTTCGTCTGAGGTGAGTAGTCTACCCCAAAAACCGAACTCATCTATTGAACCATCAAGAGCTTGAGCGTGTCCTACATATCCAATTTGTAATGGCGTAGTGGTAGTATTCTTTAGGGTTGCAGAAGTTACACCGTTTCCATCAAGATGGCTAAATGCTGTACCAGCGTCATTATTTACATAGGCTGTAAGTGTGTCTGTTGAAATATCGTATTGAATAATAATGAGTTTGAAAGTACTTGTTAGAGGAATACTGACTTGCTTTTGGTGATAATCATTCGGGTATGAATAAGAGGCACCAAAAACTGTAAAATTGAGATAAGTTGTAGCACCTCTATCATCATAGTAGAGTAGTATTTTACGTTGTGACGAAGCGTCGTCTATTGAAAATATACAAGGGTAACGCCCTAAGTCTGTTGGTACTTTTATCCAAAAAGCCATTGAAAAGTCTCCAATGTCGTCAAACCCTGAAAGTGAAGCCCCTGCTCTTGAGAGGTACTCTGTGTTTGTATATGTAAACTTTGCCGCATTACTTTGTTTCCCTGCTTCGTAAGTAACTGTATTGTTGTCTGTAAGATGATTAGAACCATGCGAGTCGTTGCGTGTTCCGCTCGTCTCGTCCATCGACCACCATGAAATAAGATTGTCTCTGAGTGCCATACTATTTTTGTATTATAGGCAGTACTTGTTTGTACCAACCTGTATCCTCGTTCCTACTGTTTCGACTACGACAGTATGTATCTTCCCCAATTTTTACTTTTACATTTGCAGTGTACCCTTTGTCTTGGCCAACCCACTCATGAACTTCAATTTGAAAAGGTATTTTTGTTGCCCACACAAAGTCTACGTCTACAAAAAACTTCTCATCTGTTGGATTGCGCACAGTAAAGGCACTATCTACTCCGTCTATGACCTCAGTTGTTGGTGATATGAGTAGCTGAAAGTACTTGCCATGTTTTGCAAAATACGCATCTTGTTTCACTTTCAATGCCACCCAAAATTGAGTGAGTATTGCGTCTGCTTTGTCTCGTATTTCAAGTAATGTAACCATAATTTACATTGAGCTTTCAGCTCATCCCTGCCCCCATAAAGGAGCAGAGTGAACCTTGTGCTAGTTGAGGTTGACAATACCCTCAGAGCCCCACTGTATCGTGAAGTCACCTGCGCTTGAGATTTGATCGCCCCCAAAGTCTAGGTAGCAGATCAAAAGATCATTTGCTGCAGTCCCGGTACTCTTGTAGAGCACTGCCCCTGCAGCGGTAATAGTTGACGTTGACCATGTCACGTCAGCTCCGTCAAAGACACCCTCATTGTCTGTGTTGTCTTGGGTTACTGTCTTCGAGGTGATCTCAGCACCACCTGCTGTATACCCTGTTCCCGTCACTTCGTTTGTGACGTCTGCACGATCTGCATGTGTGTCTTGGTCAGGTACGTATGAGCTTGTTACAAGCATCACCTTTATGGTGTCTGTATCAAGGTCAAGTCCTCCGTTCATTATGTTCGCTTTGAAAGCGTTATAGATTACGTCTGCCATAGTTACTTTTGAGCCTCAAGCGCCTCCTCCACCTCAGTGATGAAGTCGTCGCCGTAAACTTCTTTAGCTTGGTTTTTCAGGTCGACCACTCTTTCTGCTAGCAAAACCTTGCGCTCATCCATAGATTTGCGTTTTGCATCGAGTCTGAGTATTTGCTCTTTGAGAGCGTTGCGTGTGAAAACAATGTCACCATCCTGCGTACGAAACGCGATGCCTCGCTGTTTCTCACTTGCAGCACGTGCTTTTTTCTTCACCTCCACAGGAAGTTTTGGGTACAGCGCTCGACGCTCTGCTCTTGGTAGAGCCATGAACTCTGCAACCTGTTCGTCTACTGTTTTTTCTTCTGTAGCCATAATTGTGTGCTAATAACTAATAATCACTGCCGTCGTCATACGGGACACTTCCCTGTATGTTGCGTACAGTATTCCTTCCCCTGAGTTTCTCGTAGAGCTCCTCAAGGTCTATAGCCAGCTTCTTCTCGTCTGCTGTGAGAGGAAGTGGTTTGTCTTTTGATGACTTGAAAGCGATCGACACCATTTTTGCCCATACTTTGTGTGCTTGACGCGGTAGTGTTACCGTCGTGTTCGTTGCTGGTATAGCAAGGTCAGTCCCGGATGCGAGGTCACTTGTTGTGATGTCTACCGGGTATACTTCACTGACGAGCTTGAGTCCTCCTGATACTGCCTGTATTGCTGCTCCTGACAGGAGCCATAGCTCAATGCCTGAGATAAGAAAACGAGGCTCTTTTGTAGAGAACTCGTTTGTTATGAATGACTCCTCGAGTAGAGGTAGTTTCCTTCCCTCAATGTACCCGAAGTCTAGCTCGGTGAGGTATGACCAATTTGTACCGTCAAGTTTTGCACTGACGTATCGCACTCCTTTTAGCATGGAGCTGTCAAACGTATAGCGCCTTGTGTTTGCCTCAAGGTCGCGCACCTCATCTACGTTGAAGTATCCCTCGTCAACATTTGTCGCTATAAGCTCGGCGAGATTGTCCTTCTCAGCATTTGCCAATAGCACGAGGTTTGCGTCGCTGAGCGTCCCCGTACTTGTTTTGGTGTAATACCTGATGAGTGATGCAAAGTTTTGGCCTGTCATGGTGTTTGTGGGGCTCCTGGCCCTGTCCCTGTCCCTGTAAAGGAACAGAGCAGGGTTCGGAGCAATTTACTCCTAAGACGCTGTAAGCGTGAGAGCTGCTGGGTCACACTCAGATGCGTAGTCGGTGTCAGTGACACCTGTGTCCGCGTCGAGTTTAGCTGTGATCGCAACAATCGCTGCACGGAGTGCGGTGAGGTCAGCTAAAATAGCTGTCATCGCTGCGCTGTCCGGTGCGTGCTGTGTAGTCGTCATTTCATCTACTGCTGCCATGGTACGTATGCGTTAGTTGATGGCTAATAATGTTGCACTCCTCTTATCCAAGTGCTACAGCTTTCGCTGGGTCCGCTGTTATGAGGTTTTCCCTCCCTACCATCCCCTCTGATGCGAGGCGGTCCTGGATGATCTGCGCTACTTGCTCAGGCACATCTGCCCAAACACCTCGCTTGATCTCCATACGGTACCCGTTTAGGGTCACGACAAAAGGTATTTTTGCCGCTATGGTTGGGTCTACACCCGGCTCAAACGGTACAAGGATGCGAACCTTTGGCTGTTTGTCGAGGTGTTGTTTCATGATGTTCGCGTCCTTTCGGTGCAAACTCTCGATCACCTTCTCCGTGTTTTTCTCAGCCGTGGTTTGTTTTTCTTCTGGCTCAGGTGCTCCCGTTGAGGCATCCTTATCCTCCTCGGTAGTCTCAGGCTCAGTTGGTGTGGTTACACCTGCTGACTCCTCGAGACGTTTTATAAGCTCCTCTTTGGTCCCGTTCGCTGGCAGTCCCTTTTCGGTACATGCTTTGCGAAGGTCCGCGTATGCCATTTCACTGTATTCACTCATGATGATTTGTTACTTAGCTCCTAATGTTGGGGTTGGCGGTGGGTTGTGTCGTTACCACACTTTAGTCAACCGTTATGACTACGATGAGACAGCGTGCTCGAGACGTACCATAAAGTCGTCGTTGAGGATTTTCGCCACAAACGTCGCCTTCCATCCGGTAGTACCGCGCTGCTCGAGTGGGTCGTCCGTACCTGCAGAGCCAAGAGGCTTTACAATGTTTCGGAGCGCTTCTCCACTGATGCGGGTAATACCGTATGCGTCAGAACCAAGAATGATGGTGCCGTATACGTCGATACCGCCTGCACCTCCCGCTGAGAAAACCTTAGCGTTAGGTGTTTCGATGAAGCGTACGTTGCTGAGTTTTCCTACTTCACCTTCCATAACCTTAGTAGTCTGTGCGTACTTCTCTACTGGTACCCATCCCGTTTCGTCCTCAAGGTCGAAGGTAGTGTCAGGGTGACAGATACCGATGTAGGCAGAGCCTACTGGTTCTGTAGCGACACCAGTGCTTGCTGAGACAATACGAGTAAGGAACTTGGCCTTGTTACCCTTTAGGGTTCGCTTCGCCTTACGTACCTCAGTCGCAGTGATGAGGTCAGTGGTTGTGATTGAAGCGCGGGCAGTTTGCCCAACATAGGTCACAGTCGTACCTGCTGCGAGGACGTCACGTGCGAGTTGATCGAGTGTGTCACCAGCCTGGTCGCCGAGAACCTCAGCAAACTCAGTAAGGACAGCGTCCTTTGACTCATAATCAACAACGTCAGAGTAAGTGACAAAGTCACCGTACTGTGAGACGTTTGCAGTGATGTCCGTTACAGACATTTGACTGCCTGCAGGAGTAACACCCTCAGTGAGAGCGGTAGTCGCTGCGCTCAAGTTTCCGTATCGACGGAACTTGATGGTTTTGGTCCCACTCTTTCGTGGGATGTCGCGTACCTGACCAAACTTCGTGTGAACGAAAAGAGGTACAGCACGCATAAGCAAAGTCCTGCTGTAGAAGTTGTTTACCTCTGCTGGGATTTGCGTACGAGTTGTCGTAGACATGATAATTTCCGTTTATTAGTAATAATTTGCTAATTGAACGCTACTAATGACTTCCGTATTTGACGCGGTCGATTTCGGCCTGCATCTCTGCGTCAGTCATCTCCGCAACGGGTTTCTCGCCGCCTCCTGCTCGTTGAGCCTGAGAGCCTGCAGTTTTCGTGCGGTTGGCCTTCTGTTCTGCCTTAGTGCGCCTTTCAGCGCCTATTGCTAGTAACTTCTTGCCCGCCACTGCGTACATAAGCTGTTCCGTTGGAACATTTGACCAAGCCGGGTTTTTGGCCCACTTGGCTGCCTTCTGTGCGAATGGCTTGAAGTCAGGGTTTGTGGCTACAAAGTCGTCGATTTCTGACTGCACTTCCTTTTCAGTTTCCCTCTCAAAAACTGGTTTCAGTTTTCTATCGAGGTACTTGTCGATAACCTTGCGATCATCTTCTGAAAGGTCGTCGTCCTCATCATCGCTTTGCTCCTCATCCCCCTGCTCTTTGGTGCTGCGCTTTTCGCGTTCTGCCTTGCGCTGCTTTCTGAGCTTCACCCAATCTGCGTTGGTACGTGGTTTACGGACCGGAGGCTCGTCGTCCTCCTCGTCTTCACCTTCCGCCTCATCGTCATCTTTGGTGCCTTCATCTTCTTCTGTAGAAGAACTGTCGTCACCGTCAGCTGCGTCGGACTCCTCGTCGGAGTGGTCCTCGCCTTCGGTTTCTTCATCGGCTTCGTGACTTTCATCACCAGCACCCGATGCTGTGCTCTCGTCGATCTTATGATCGTCGGTATTTTCATCTCCCATGTGTTTTATGGTTACTCGGTATGTGGGAAAACGGGGTTGAAAACCCACACCCGGTTATCTCGTACAGGACTAGTGTACGGTTGAGCCCGACACGGACTCACAGGGGGACATTTGCGGAGCAAAGGGTATCGCCAACCCCAACACAAACGTCCCTTTGTGAGACTATGTCGTTTCTGACAAAGAACTTGCAGGCACACTGGTATCTTTCCGTATTGCCTGCTGATACGGGTCGTAACTGAACACCACACCAACCTTTTCCGCACCTGCAAACTGAGCAACAAGCTCAGCTGGCTTTTTTAGTAAGGTGTCAAGTTGTGTGTGTTGTATGCGGTACTCATCTACCTCCTGATCTGTCATGACCTTGTTAGTAACCGGGTCCATTTTTGTAATGATAGCTTTCTCAATTACAGCGAGGTTGCTCTTGAGTATCGTTTCCATGAGCCTCCATCCGTTTGTACTAAGCATTTCAGTAAGATACGCAGCATATAGTTTGCGTGTTTCAGTGTTGATTGTGCCTAGATCAAACTCAGTGTGCAGCTCAATGGTTTTGGCCTTTCGTACCATCGTCTTCTTTTTTGTTGTTTTTTTCTTTGCCATATTACGATATTACTGGTAGAGGTCGTCTCATGTCTGTAGCGTTTGGACGTGCAGGGTTTGGTAGGTTTTGGTCAGGCATAGGGCCCTGTTGTTCACGTGCTGGCTGTGGTACTAAGTCGGGGCGCATCTTTTGTAGTACAAGCGCCTTCTTGTGTGCGTTTATATGTGCGATCTTCTCAGCGGTATCCGGTAGTTTGTTATGGATGTGCATGTGCATGTAGTGGTCATCCTCAGGAAGTACAAGCGCTTTCTTGCCATCTATAATGGTTTTGTTCTCGTCCTCAGCTCGTAACTCCTCGATTGAAGGAGGGAGCATTTGCTCAATTATGTCTGTCTTGAGCCCAATGAGCTTGCCGTAGTGGCGTAGTGCGAACGTGAGCTGTATGCCTTGATCTGCCGCAGCCATCTTTATGTAGTCTCGGAAAAGCTGTGCTTCGTTGAAACGTTTTGCGTCAGCAACGCGCTTGCTCTCAATTTTTATGTCCGGGGTAAGGCTCTCAGTGATAAGGTCAGCACGTTTGAACTCTCGCCATGCTGCACCAAGTGCACCTACGATACGAGCCATCTTTTTGTCGATGTCATCTCCATCCATGTGCTCATCGAGCGCTGCGTACCATTCCTGCCAAAAACGTTTTTCTGACCATCCGAATACACGTGCAGCTAGGCCGTACCTGCTTTCAGAACCCTGTGATACGAGCGCGTCACGTGTTGCAGTACCTTCATTGTCAGGGCGTGCGCCTTGCTTGATGTCAGGCGTTCCTGTGGCCCTCTGTGCTCCAATGTCGAGTGTGTCCATGATAAACGACACGTCTTGTTTTACGCGGTCCTTCATCATCGGTACTACAGCGCCACTTGGGTCGCCTTTCACGCCAATAAACTTGTTGAAAGCAAAATTGAAGTCGGTACGCTCGTCGATCTTTGTTTTATCGAACAGGTACATAGGATGTAGCCCTGCCTTTACTTCTTTGAGTGATAGGTTGAGTGCTACCGCTCGAGCTCGTTGTTTATCCTCTACAAGATCAGGGATGCTGACCGAGTCCCAATTATTAGGGATAGGGAACAACACACGGTCAACAATGGGCATTGTCTTCCTGCTTAGCGTGTCATACCGGATGACCCTACGGCCTTCGTCCGCAAAGGTAACGAATACCAGACTACCGTTGTGCCACGTGAAACCTTCCCGTACACGGTACGTTGCCGTCTCGCCATCCACATTTGCATGTTTGAGGGTATCCCCGAGTCCTGCTGCCTCGGCGGTTAGCCTCATATACTCATCTACCGGGCTTTTGCTGTCGTTCGTCCCGGAAGGTTTGAGAGTGTCATAGTCAAAATATGCTTCGTTATCCTTGAAGTCTTGCTTTGTGTAGCGTACTTCTCTGTATATAAAACGACTTTTACCGCGTCCCTTACGATCTCCATTGACGCTTGTTGCCTCAGGGTCGCGTACTACGGTCATTGCGCTCCATACAACCGGGGCTGGTGTCATTGTGTCTCTGTCAAACTCCATTGTGCAAAGTAGCCCTCGCCCGAAAAACGCAGCCTCCCAATCCCACTCGTAGTCGATCATGTCTTTTTCCATGAGGTCATAGTCGTGCTCAGCTGATATGGTGAGGTTTTCTGCTACCTCGTCGTCTCCTGACTCTCTAGGTGAAAATGTCACGGTGAGCCTGTCTTCGTATAGAGATGCAATGACCGTTTGAAACACAGAAAACATTGTAGTGTCACCTACTGACTCCTTGTCCCTCTTTTGGTTGTTATACAGCTTGAGCCTTAGTGCCCACTCGTCCCACTTTGGTTTGATGTGCCACCATCCCTGGTCCCACTCGCTTTGGTGCTGCTTGATGAGGTCCGCGTATAGCTCCTTACCCTCAGCCTGTTCAGCCTCTTTTGGTTTACCTGCCTTAGTTACTTTTTTTGTTGCCATACTAGTTGTCGATTAGAAGCAGCTCAAACTCTACGGATACATCCGCTGGTGTAGCTGCTGTCGCCATAAAACCAATGTCAGTTTTTTCCGGGAACTTCTCGAAGGTCCTATGTGTTATTTCATGGATGCCGGATACACCTGTCAAAATGCTCTGTACCCTCATCACACCGGAGTACGGAGCAACAATGTCGTTTGCATTTTCACGTTTGAAAAAGTACAGGTTTGCTGTTTTTGCACTGTCTACCGTTATTGTTGCGCCAAGAATGTAGGCTGTTTTGCCTGCAGGAATAGTGTATGCACCAATAAGAGACTGCCCGAGTGCAAGCCCGCTTGTCCCTATCTCATTGAGGGTTGCCCATGTGGCCCCTGCGCTCGCTACACGCACTGTGATCGTTCCTTTTTGTGAAGTTGATGCTTGGGTCGCATAGGTACCAGAACGCGACACGTAGACGCGTATGAGCCTCAAGACGCCCTCTACAGTTTCCGTAGTCTCATCTGTACCATTCATTTCTATCGTTGCCGTTTGTAAAGCAAAGTCTGCATCGAGATAGACTAAGGTGAGTTGCTGTGCTCCCGCTCCTGCGGCCGCATCTGCTGCATCGTCAGATATTGCAGCAAGAGTAACCGCCTCTGTTGGTGTTTGGTATACTGCACCGCTTGCTATAGGGATTATAGTGGATGAAACTGCAGCGTTCCTTCCGAACTTGTGCTCAGTAGATATTCCGTCAAACTCTCCTGCCTGGACCATGAGCATAAACATATCGAGGTCCGTTATGTTTACCCCGTTTCTATTTAGTACTTGACTTAGAAGTGACATGTTTCGATATAAAAAATTCGCCAATCACGGGCTCATAAGAGCTCATGTGGCGATAGTTTACTCAAGTCTCGTACAGACTACTTGCTTTTTTCTAGCACGTGGTCCACGGTTGTCTCTGCATACCGCTGCAGGTAATTGACCGCGTCGGTCATCTGACGCTCAGTGTAGTCTCGGCGTAGTAGTATTTGCCACCACGTCGGCACATTTGTCATGTGCATTGTGTACACTTCCCCGTTGATGACTGCGAGGTACTCAAAAGTATATGTCCCCTCGTACTGGCGCAAATATATTTTGCAGCCTTT